AAAGAGGCTTGATGTATCTTTTCTTTTGCTGCTACCTCCTTTCTTAATTGCTCGTTTTCTTTCCTTATTCTCTCCTGTTCCTTTTTCTCCTCTTCAATTTTTTCAATCCTCTCTTTTTCTGCTTTTATTTGAGCCTCGACAATTACAAAATGTTGATCCTTTTTAGTTTTAAAATAAGCATCCCAAACCTCTTGATCCATATCTCCAAAATTCATTAATTCAGCATTCTCAATAAATTCAGTAATTAAACCAACCCTCTTTTCTTGCAACCTTAATAATCTAGCCTTTTCTAAATCTTCAAAATACTTTTCCCCTTTTAACAAATAAGCCTCCATCGTTTCATTTACGTTTGCTTCTTTGTTTTTGATAGCATCCACAAATCTTCCCCCTGTTAGGAAAAATTCTTTGTTGGATTTATGCCATTTGTTAATCCCTTGAGTTCGATTCTTTGCAATTTTCAAACGCAAAGTTTTAAAATGTGGAATATTTTCTTTTGTAAGCTCCAACGCTGAAAGTTCATTGAACTCATTAATTAATAGTTCCCTTTCTGCTTTTACAACTGTTAATCCTGTTGTCAATTCATTCCCTTTTTTTGCTTCCAATCCGTAATCTTCAGGATTGATAATTTGAATTTCTTTTGTATCTGACATTTTTACTAATGATTTTTAGCCTTTCGACTGGTTTTAAAAATTCTTACTTTTTACATCTGAGATATTGAAAAGAGGATTTTTGTGGATCTTCTTTAAAGTCTCATTTGTTTTCTTAATCGCTTTTTTTGTCTTTTTAACTTTCATCTTACTATTAATTTTAAAGTTTAAAATTAGAGGCTCCTCATGCTACATCAGAGCCTCCATAAAAAATCTCACTAAAAAAAATATCTAAAAAGGTAAATCATCATTATCAGAATCATCATTATCAAGGTGAGCTTTTAAAAGCCTACTGCATTGATCTAACGACAACTCATCAATATAATCATACATATCAATTTCAGCAACTTTAACTATCTCCTCATCACTATATCCCTCCCAGGTATATTTATCAACATAAACCTTTTGTTCATTCTCGCACAAAATATAATCATCAATTAAACCAGCTGTAATAAGATTATTACAGGCTGTTTTATACGATAAAAAATGGCTTTTACTTTCCTCTGTTTCAATTAACAAAAGCTCTATTTCTACAAATGTTTTTGAATATTTAATTTCCGGAAAAACTGCTTTTGTGATATTTTTTAATTCAGATTGATATTTTTCTAATTGGATTTTTGAATTTTTTATGTTGCTTTCATAATGATTAAAATCATCATCATTCATATCACCGTTTTCAAAACCGTATGAAATATTATTTTCCATATCTGTTATATATTTTTCCTCAATTGAAATTAGATTTAATAATTCTAATTTTGTTTTTTTAATTACTGTTTGATTTAACATGATATTTATTTTTTTACTATTGATTAATTAGTTTTCACTCGACACATATGTCGAGTAATTTGTTACGAATAAAAAAAGAATTTAGTTTTTCCTTGATCTTTTTTTTCCTCGTAACCCCATTCAATGGACTTTTCTTTTTCATTATCATATTCAATAACATTGTTACCGTCTATTTGAAAATCGTTTTCATAGATTTTATTTAAATTTTGAACTGCTTCTTTAATTGTTTTTGCAATAATAGTCATAATGAGTTTTTTTTAAATGTTATTAATTAGTTTTAGATTAAATTAAATGCTTGATTCAATGTTAATCCTGCTTCTTTTCTTAACTGTCTAGCTTCTTTTCTTAAATCGTCTTGAATTAGATTAGTAAATTTTTCATGTTGAGTTACCGTATAAAACATTTCAACATCATTGTCATCTTCATCATAGACATTAAACGACTTAAATTTTAAACTTTCGTTTACGCAATTACGCATCCAAATAGGCTTAGCATCTTCTTTGCTCCATCCTAAATTTTCAGCAGTTTCTTTTAAAGTATTCATGATAGTTTTTTTTAATTGTTATAAATTACTTCTTAAGTACAAAACAAAGATATGCTTTATTCTATCACAAAACCTAATAAAACTATCACAAAATTAAAAATAGTTTTTTGACGTAAAAAAAGGAGTTAGTTTTTACGCTAACTCCTCAACCTAACACCCTTTAATCAAAACTTTTAAATATCTTTTTGAAAATTCATATATTTCTGATAGTACATATTATTTGCACTTTTTAAAATTTCATGCCTTTCCTCTCTTGATTCTAATATCTGAGCCTTTGCCCTAGCTTTAAAACTTTTCCAATTTTCATTTACATACTTTCCATCTCGAAAAATAATTGGGATAACCTGGAGTCTGTTTTTTTCACTCATCTCTCCATTATAAAAATTATTCTCAGATTTCACCAACCAATCCTTTTCTTTTCCTATTTGCTTAATTACTTCCACGTAATCAACATTTATAATTAACTCGTTTAATTCCTTTTCCTTAAAAATAATCTCTTCCTCATTGTCGGGATGGTTTGAAATTACATAAATATTTTCAAATCTGTTCTCATATTTGTTCATTTTCTTAAATTTAATTATCCATTCAGAAATAAAAATGTAACTCATGATGAAAAACAACCAAACCAACATTCCAATGTAAATTTCTAATAAAACAAAAATCAACAAACTAACCAACGAAATTAAAACTGCTCTAATCATTTTTTTAGTTTTTTAAAATTACATTAATATTCACATTGTCTCCTGTGTTGAAAACATTTACTCCTCCTTTTGTCGAGCTTTGGCAAATGTCATTTTCTACCACCTCAACATCATTCCACCAATCCCCTTTTTCTGTCAAATCCATTTTGTCAGATTTCCCCAGGCTTGACAACCATTTGACAAACCATTGACAAACCCAAAACAAACCTTTTGACAAACTTTTGACAACAAACCAAACAGCATTTAACAGCGAAGGGATGACAACTGACAAACACCAGGACAAAACCAAAACTCCTCCTGTCATTACTTCCAATCCTACATCTTGTATTTTGTCAACCAACCAACTCTCCTCCTGTTCAATAATCTTGTAATTCAAAACCTCAACATAATCATTCTTTTCCTCTTCATATAATACAGTCTCTACCTCTCCCCCCTCTTCTAAGCCTACTAAATCATTAGTTACTACAAATTCTATGTTTGCGTATTTTTTGCGCTCGCATTGCGCCCCTATTGCCGTAATTGATTCTTTCATAACTTATTGATTATCAGTTAATAATACCGCAAACATTCCAAATTGCGGTTTTTTTGCGCCCCTACTGTTTTCGAGAGAGGGGAGGAGCTAAACCCCTCCCCTCCTGGCATTCATCCCCCTCTTTACCGCCGGCCCAATATCTTGAATCCATCTTGTACTATAACCCAATACAATTCCTATTTCTTTATACTTCCACCCTGCCAAAATATAAGGCTTTGTCAATTTATAAGAAGCAGGGTTTATTTTACTTTTTCGGATCTCCTGCCAATCAAATTCATCTAAATCTGTTGCCTTTAATCTTTGTCCTTTTTTGTCATCTGACAAATCCCAACTGATTGAATCTTTTTTATGTTTGACAGTAGCAGTTTTTAACTCATTTCCCCATTTGACATTTTCCACCCCTTTAACATTTTCCAATTTGTCAGGATATAAAATATTGACATTCCCCTTTTTTGTGAAGGGATGAGGAATTGGTTGTTGAAAAAATACACTTTTGACAAAATTCTTAATTGACATAATTTTATTTTTTGGGTAAATAAAATTTTTGTATTGCATCTATTACCCTTTTTTTAATATCCTCAACAGCCTTATCTAATTCATCATAATACTTTGTTTCAATTTTAATAACATAGTTATCAATTCTAATTTCTGCATTTGATCTCCACCTTTTTCCACTAGAGTCATAAGCAATAAATAAAGATTCGAGTAATTCAGCTTTTATAATTTTCATTTTATTTTCTTTTGTGCAAAATTAAATTTCCAACTCTATAAGCGAGGAGAGCCAAACAGGAATGAGAAACAGCAAAAATTAAAATCAATCCCCAATGTAGATCCCCAATCAAATTGCCTCCTCTTATATCAACTACATGAATCATGATTGAAACAGTATTGTAAAACATACTCAAAGCAACTGCCATTTTTGCAATACTATTAGCCTTTTCCTTTTCTTCTTTTCCTAATTGATCCATTGCAGTTAATCCCAAATATGTCATCTCTAAACTCATTGCACCCCCAACACAAACCCAAACAGGAACACCCAAAGAAAGGGGGAAATAATAAACACCATAACTCATAATTAAACCGAACATTGGCAAAGGCAACCGAACCAACCAAAATCTCCAATCTATTTTTTTTACTTCTTTTTTGACTGGCTCAATTTCATGAGTTTTAAGAGGCTTTTTTTTCTTTACCTCCAACTTATCAACAGGCTTAATAATATCCTCCTTAACCAATGCAGTTTTAATTACATTGGTAATTTTTGCCTTTGCTTTTGCTTCAATGAATCGGATTAAATCAACATCGTTAATTTTAGCGTTTGATCCGTTTGGTAAGTTCTTTTTATAATCTGCATTAAAGGAGTCAATATATCTAATTATTGTCCTTGTACTTTTTCCTGTGAGCTTCGCCACTTTGGTAATATCCATTTTACTATTGATTTACTATTGATTGAAAAAATATTATGTTCAAATTTATAAAAACATATTCACAAAAACAATATTTTACTTTGTACTTAGTTGTTTACTATGCTTTTTCAATATACTTTTATGTTACTATTGATTTTTTAGGGTTTAAAAACCTATTCCATCCCAACTATCTCCCAGGTAGTTGGGTTTTTTTTTAAGAACTAACAAAAAAAAAGGCTAACAATAATTAAACTGTTAGCCTGATGTATTAACCAAAAAAAACGAAAATGAAAAAACTATCTTTTACCTTTTTTCAAGGTTGGTTTATCAACTAATCTAATTTCCAAAACTCGCTTTCCAAAAATCTCATTATAAGCATACAAAACGCCCTGGATTGAGTCAATAAGTTGAAAAATTGCATCTGCTACTAAATCAACTTTTTCCTCAACTCCATCTAATTCACTTGGTAACAAATCCCCAACTACGATATCAACCAAAACTTGTTTAAATTCTACCAATGTCATTCCCTTTACTTTATCATAAAAGGCTTGCCATTGGTCTTTAATGGAGTTTGCAGAGGTAATCAAGGGGAGCAAAGTAGCAAAGAAAAATACTCTGATTTCCGCCCCACTAATTTTCCCATCTTTGTTACCATCTATTTTTATTGCTTGAACAATAAATGCTGCAACTGTTTGCAAAAATTGAAAATACAAATTCATAATAATTTATTTAAAAGGTTATAAAATCATTTCTTTAAATTCCCAATTAGTTTCTCCTTAATAAAACTCCAAATTTTTAAATCTGCAATCGTTTCTACATTTTCAATCACAGATTTAAATTCTGCAATTGCGATAATTAAAGAAACTGTATAAGTCAGATTTAGAATTGGTATTTCAAAAACTTTCATCAACCCCTGGCTTAATAAAATAGCTATAAAATACACTATCATTTTATCTACTGTTCTCCTAATCCCTTTTGAATGTACCACCTCTTTTCTTTTCTTAGCTGCCATTACTCCGGTGCCTAGGTCGCAAACGACTAAAACAACAGTAAAAAATAAAAAGCTTGCAACTGGCATCAAAAAAGATAGGAGCCACGACCCAACCAAACTAGGGAAACCATAAGTATAAATTGAAATTAGGAACTTTGTCATTGGATTATATTTGTGTTGTTTAAAATCTATCATGGTTATTTTTAGTTTTCTCACATACAAAAATATATAAATTATACTAGTACTCAAAGAGTTTTTTTTATAAGGTTTAAAATATCGAATTGCGCCAACCGTAAAACGATATTTTAAAGCCTTATTATCTATATAGTTTAACTAGTGCATTTTGATCCGTCCGGCCAAACCAAATTTCTTTTCCATTTTTTATCCTCATTTCAAAACATACCTCCCCTTCAAAAAAAGGTGTACTGTTTCCTATTTTTTTAATCTTAATAATGTTGTTTCTATCGTACATAATTTTCATTCGTTGGTTTCCATCATCAACATTTCTTAAGATTGTATTATTTGGGTTAGATTCTACAATGTAAATAGTATCTACATACCTAATCTTCCATTCCCCTGCAAAGTTTCCTTTCTTTTTTTCTGTTAATACTTGACTATAATTTTGAGAAGAAAATCCTTGAAAAGTTTGTTTCAATTGGTTGAATAATCTTTGACTGATTCCAACACTAACCTCATATTGATATAACTGATTGTCAGCATTTACCACTTTATCAAAAAGTTTATTTTCAATTCCTATTGAATCAAAATACGTGTAACTGCGGTATGATTCCCGCCCTTCATTATCATAATTAATATTTACTTCTGCAAAGGTAATTGAGTCTACTTGAACCAAATATGTTGTGTCGCTAACCTCCTGCGAAAATGCAATTTGAAACATTGCAATTAAAACTAATGCTACTATAAAAATCTTTTTCATCTTATTTATTTTTAAAAAATTAAATATTAAAATATCTACTACTATTTTTTTTAATTAGTTAGGTGCTGTTTATATGCTGCTTCTATGCAATTATTTAGATCAACCGTCCAAGCAGGAGCATACGTGTTAAATACAAAATCATCATATCTTTTCCCCTCTATAACAATTGCGATAAAATAACTATTGGGAAGTACTGAACCTATTAATCCTCCACCTTCATCAATATGGAAATTATATTTAGGAACAAAACAAAAATTATCATAAGTCTCCAAAATCAACTCACATTTGACAACTGAGTTTTTTACTGTTATAGTACAAACTTTTCCCGCATAACCGGGACGGCTGTTCATATCTTTATTTTCTGTTGCATTGTGATATGCTTTTAATACTCTTTGTTTATGTAGACTCCCACATGAACAAAATGAAACCATGAACATAATTAATATAAAAATTCTCATTTTATTTTATTTAAAAGTAAGTGAATAAGCTGCATGAAAACCCGCGGATCTTGATAAAAACATAATTCCAAAATCTGCAAAATACCAATACCATTTTTTCCTTTTTACACCGTGTCCAATTGCGTAACTAAGTGCGCTTGCTTCATTAAATCGGTTCTCCGTAAATCTTGTTAAGTGGTGAAAATCGGTAGTAAAAACAAGGAAGGTTGAACTACCAAAAAACCTTTCTTTTCCAACTATTACATTTCCATTTTTATCCTTTGCCCACTTGTTAACCCATGAAATATCATTTGATTTAATTTTTCCAAATTGACCATGATTATGGAATAAGAACGCTTGATTTGTTCCATCTGCAAACCCGGCCCCAAATTGAAAAACAGCAGCCAATTTTATATTTTTATTCAATTTCAATTGAGCATTACAACTAAAAGAAAAACAAAACAAAAGCAATATTATTAATTGTTTCATAATTACTCTTTTCTCATTTTAATCAACCCTGTATTCCCTGTTTCTCTCCAATAAAATTCTTCTCCCACCGTATCGGTTGAGGCCGTTTGTGCTGCTTGAGATGTTGCAGCCACAACAATACTCAATCCATCATTATAAGAATTCATTCCCTGTAAAAAAAGAGCATCAATAGTAATTTTCTTTGGAGAAAACGCCCCCGTTTGAATTGCTATTGTTGTTGTTGAAGTAGCCGGAGAAGGATCAGCAGTTAAGCCATTAATATTCAATTCAGCACCCAAAACAGTACCTACCAGGGCTAAATTTACTCCTGAGTTTGTTTGTGAATTGTATGTATTGTTTGATAGTGCTGAAAGTGGCCACTCTTCAAAATCTCCATCCGTATTATAAACCGCAACATAATTAATTGTTCCTCCTACATTATTACCTCCCCCATATCCTCCAAATCTTACTAATCCAGTTCCATTAAAACTTAAATTATTTGCTCCCATTGTTACAACTCGATCCCCTGAAAGTGTTCCATTATTTGCGTATAAATTACTCCCTGCTGTATCATCAACCCAATCTGTTCCCGTAACAGTTGAAATCAATTTTTGGTTGGCTGATCCTGGTGAATTATTTGAATCATATAATGCTCCGCTAATTCTTGCGTTTCCGTTTACGTGAAACTTTTGAGTTGGGTTTGAAAGTCCAAGTCCTGTGTTTCCATTATCCAAAACTATAAAATTGTTGCCGCCTATATTATTTTGAATATAAAAACTTTTTCCTGTTGTTGAACCTGAGGAAACGACGTGTAATTTTGCATTTATGCTCGCAGTACCAATTCCTAATCCCGACGGTGTTAATCTCATCACTTCGCTACCATCATTATAAAAACGATACGCATTTATGTTATTTTGCAAATAAATACCTTGACCAGAAAAGAAATCATCATTCCCTATCCAACCTCCATTAGTGTCACCCCCCAAAATAATCCCATCATACGCCGAATCGCTATCCTTAAATCGTGCAATTTTTCCGCCTTGAGAATTTTCCAAATCTAAAATAAAAGTAGGTGTTGTTGTACCAACTCCCAACCTTGTCCCATTCGTATATAAGGGGCTATCTTCTATCCCTGTTCCAGCAGCATTCCACATTGTAATATAATTATCCGTTCCCGTTCCTGTTACCGTTCCACTTCCTAACCCTGTTAAATCTGCTTTTGTAGCTATTACCGTTGCAGTATCAACAGAACCACCAACCGCATTAATTGTAACACCGTCGGGTATAAAATTGTCTGGCAATGATTCAACATATTTTTTTACTGCGTATTGGGTAATTAATTTCAATGAATCAACAGTAGTCAAGATTGAGTCGTTTGAAATACCCGTAATTGAGTACCCGTTTACTTTTAATATTTGTTTTGCTTCCAAAATATCCCTAGTCAATTTGGATTGAGAAAAAACAGAACTGGCAAAAAATACCATTGCAAAAAATAATAATAACTTCTTCATCTTATATATATTTTTAAATTGTTTACTAATTTTTTTAGTTGATATAATACCTAACTTCCCCCGTTGCTCCTCCTCCTGCTCCATCGTCAAATTGAATGTAAATAGTTTTCGAGGAGAGAGAAAATGGAATATCTATATCAAAAGTCCTAGGTACATTTTGAACTAATAATTCAGCTTGCAAATATTGAGTCCCCCCAACTGTATCTCCTAAATTTACAACTGTTCCCACATCCGGACTCCAAATTATGAGTTTTGAAAACAGTCTTTTTGAAGGAATAATAATTGGTTCATCATCAACCAAAACTCCTAATTCAACTCCCATCCCTGCCTCCTTCGAGTATTTACTATCTATAAAACTCGAAAATTGAACCTGAGTGGGGAAGTCGTTAACCTCAAAATAAGTTTTTAATTGTACATCACTTTCTATTGCCATGATAATTTTTATTTTTTACGTTACTTTAAAATCAAAACCTATTTGCATATAATCAATTCCCTGTTGTGGGTTAATCGGTGGATTTACTATATACCAATCACTTACATCAAATAAAGGACAGTTTGCACTTGATATTTTAATCTGAACAGCTACCACTCCAACATCATAATCAAAATTAATCCCTGTTCCTAAATCACTTGAATAACCAACCCCTCTCTTTTCTTCAATTGTTGTTCCTCCTGTTTGGATCTTTACCCAAATTTCAACAACTACATTTACAAAACTTTCCCCCGTTACCGTTCCAACTGATCCAATTGCTGTTACATTTGAAATAATTGTATTAATTACATTATCTGTCTCTCCAATTGGAGCAAAGAAATATTTATTATCATTCGTATCAAAAGCAACATTTCCAACTGTGAGAGGCTGTTGTTGATATGATTGAGGATTTGAGGTTACATCGAATAATTCTATTTTTTCATTTACCAAATCATTAATCAAAACAAGATTTCCAGGATTTAAACTATTTACTCCCCCGTTTATATTATCATCATAGAGGAAATATTGGTAATTAAAACTACCCTTTTCAACCATTGCAACACAATGAAAATCAACCAAAATGCAACTCCCCGCAACTGCAACATATTCAATCAGAGATTTTTTTTTTGCGTTCGTGATAACTACCGTATCAGTCTTAAACTCAAAAACAACTTCAGCAATATCTCCACGGTCTAACCAGGATGGATTTTCCATCATAAACTCATCAACTATGTATACTCTCCCATTTTCCGTTATTTCACAATTATCATGGTTTCTAATTAAACTCATCCCGTCGGAAATAAATTCGGGAAGGAAGGCAACAAATTTATTTAATTTATATCTAATCTGTTGAAGTGGGAATTTATACCCGGATCGGTTAACTACTTTCTCTGAGTATTCATATGTAGGTTTCCCAACACTTGAACATACATAAGTTCTCATTTTAAAAGGAGCCGTATATCTAAATTGGCCCCCAGGGTAACAAAAATCTGAATTGTGCCACCATTCAATTTTAATTTTGTCGGTAACATCTCCCATACAAAAAACATCACTTGTTTTTGTACTGGCTCCATAGTTGAATTTTAAAAAATATTCACCTTGGTAAGATCCACCAAGAGGAAGAGTTGAAGGATAAACTACACTATCATACCCAACTGCCACGGGTCTATAAACTTCAAAACCACCTATTACCATTTCACTCAAAATATCAACCTCAACACCTGTATTAAAATTAACTAACATCACACTAGAAATAATAGTTAGCGTGTTTTCATCCGGATTAATAATTGAGAATTGAAATGGAGGAGTATAATCTATTTGTTCATGCAAATAAACATTCCGATCCATTACATACCATTTCTGATAATTCTGCTCGTTTTCATTGTCATAAATTGCTAATACGTTATATCCCATTTTATTCTATATTATGTCTTAGTGTTGCGATAATAGAACCATCTTCCAAATTTTCTCCCCATTTTTCTACTTCCCCATTTCCTAACTCTGTTTTTACTAGTTTTAAATTATCAATTCCCTCTCCTCCTCCAAATGTTATTTCTTGTACCCGTGTCCTTTTTACGCTCAAAGCATCAACCGCCTCTTCATTTATTTCAACTTTTCTACAAGGTAGGCCGTTTCTGTGAAATTTATCATGTAAATAAACCATTGCGCCCTTTCCATTTTGCACATCATTTATGTTTCCATTGATACCTACACTCTGATAATTTACTTTAAATGTTCCATCCTCTAAAGTATCAACAAACATCAACACAAAACCCTGTGAACCAACTGAATCCGGATTACTCATAATGTAATCCATATCTGTCATAAAATTACTAATAATTTCTTCATTAGGTTCTGTCTTATTGGCATATTTACTCAATAGCTTGATTCTGTACCCATCAAAAACTATACTTCCACTATCACTCCATTTTGTAACTATTGCGCCTGGTATCTCTTCCTTTGCGTACTTCCATTGATTTGTCCCAAAAGACCAAAGTTTGTCATTTTTTGATTCTAATAAAGTTGTTAAATCGTACCCTATATTTTCAGTTGTATAACTTTTTCCATTCTCGAAAAATAAAGAATGTTCAAACCTTAACTCATTCCCTTCCAAATAAGGAAAACAATTAAACCCAAACTCCATTAAGTTTTTTATTTCTGAAAATTTAATAGTGGCTTTTGTAGCAGGGTTTTCAAAATTAACATCTTTAACATTACTCTTATGAGTAATGAACATTCGTTTTGACGATGTTAAACTGATTGGATTAGTAACCCCAAAGAACTCTCCTAATGTGGCTCCAATTGTCACATCGTCAACCATATTCCCCATCATTGCCCTCACTACATCAACCAACTCAAAACAATAATCATTTTTTACCTCCTTTACAGCGGTGTTAAAAAACCCTAATCCCGTTGCACCAATGAACATAAAAACGGCTCCTCCTAACCAACTGGATTTTAAAACAGGTTGATAAAATGGAGGATTCGCCAATTCTGTAAAATATCTGTTTTCATTTGTACCTGTTGGGATTCCTGATATTAAATATGGAGTTTTTGCAACCTGTGAAGTTGTTGAAATTTCAACCCCTACGAAACTCCCCTCAATAATATGAGTGTAATTACCTTTATTTGTACTAATATCATCCTCTGTGAGTGCAATTACTGTTTGCCCTGCTACTGTATCAACTGCAACTAAAACTCTTGAATATAGGTTTGTTCCTTGAAAAGTAAATAACCCTGCTGCTTCCCCATCTACGTGAACAAATTTTGCATTGTCAAAAGAAAGTCCTAACCCCTCTCCTTTGTACTCGAATAAAACAAAATTATCTGATTCCCTTATTAATTCCCCATCATAAAACTCACCACTCCCATCAATTGTAAAATCAACCCTATACAATGTATTTTCATTTTGAAAACTCCCCCCATCAACTAAGTATTTCCCATTTAGATTTGGCTCTCCAAAACCCATTCCAAATCGAGTTACAGCACCACCTATATTAACATTTTGAAATCCAAACCCGGCTAAAATTGCAGGATCTTTTGTTGGAACGGCTGCAAACTCTTCCCAATAGTTTCCTCTTAAGTGGTTGGATATTTTACCATTGAAAGAATTATAAATTTGAAACAATGGCAAAATATCATATTTAACAGTTCTTGCACCTACATTCAAATCAAAAAAATTCATTTCCTTATCTTGCTTCTCTTCAATTCGAGTATATAAATCATCCAACTCAATACTCACCTCAATCCTTTCCTCAATTTTAGCATTCCAAACCTCAAAATCTAGCCTTGTAAAAGTTCCCGTTTTCCAATTCAATTGAGTAACCCCATCAACAATTTTATCTATTCTAATTTTAAATTCATGCTCAATATCTTCCCCCATAAAAGCAGTAAAATCATCCCCAATAAAATAAAATTTAGCATTTATTGAAGTTTTTAAATACTTGTTTTTCCCCTGCCTTGTAGCATCCAATATCTTCTCCTCATAAATGGGATAAACATTTATAATACTTGCTGCTAAATCTACCCTAAATTGATAATCTGTTTTACACATACTCAGTTTTTACATTTTTTCTAATCTCCATTGAGTTCCCTTTTGCGTTTGTATAATTTGCGCCACTTGTATTCTCTCCAATCTTTTCCAACAATTTCTCAGATCTGCTTAAATCAACACTCCCTCCTGAATTACCACCCAAAACAAAATTTCCAACCTCGTCAGCAACTAAATTTTTCCTCATGAACATCTCCTCAAAAGTACCGGAATTGATGGACTTCACCACGTCAGGCAAAAGTGTACGATATTTATTTACTTTACTTTTTGCAAAAATCGCTAATCCTTCACCTCCCTCTGCTCTCCTTTCTGTATTCTCTCCCATCATCCCCAATCCAATATCATCCCCCGAAGCATGAGAGCCACCTTTTAAAACTTCATATGTTCCCTTTCCGAAAGTCTTTTTTACCAATTTGTTTGCCTTAACTTTTGATGCAATGAAAGTTCCAAACATTGCGGCAATTGCACCAACTGCCAAAACCGACCCAGCAGGCCCAAACCCGGCTGTGAATGTCTTAAATATATTTGCACTCGCTGTGATTAAACTTACTGCCTGTTGTGCTGTATCAAGCGCATTTTGCGCCTGTTGCGCTTTCTGTTGTTCCTTGAGTGCTGCTGCTTGAGTCTTTTTGGCATTCTCTAAATCTCTTTGAGCCGATTGAACTCGGTTGGCCTCTCCTGCCAATAATTTATCCTGTTCTATCTGTACAGTTCTTTGAGCTTGCTCAACCTCAGTATTTGCAATGCTTACTGCCTCTTTTGCTGCCTCACTCCTCGCGCTTAAAATATCAGATATTTGAGAGGTTACAAAATTAACAGATTGACTAATAGCTTTCTTTTGTTCATCATCAAGATTAAACCCTAATAAATCATAAATATCTTTTTCTTCCCCATCGTCTCCTCCAACTTTTTCAATTTCTTGATCTATTTTTTTAATCTGATTTTTAAGAGTTTCAATTTGAATATCTGAAAGTTTACCACCTAATGATTTATTTAACTCAATGATTTTTAACAACCTTTCTTTTTCTGCTTTCAATGCAAACTTTGTCTTTTCATCCTCAGTAGAAACTAATAAATCAAATTCACTATTTGCCAACTCTTGTCTTTGTTCAAAAGTATCTCGAATCCCTTGTTTCCTTTTCTCCTCAAAATCATTATAAGCTGCTTTTGCTTTTTCAATTAATGATTTTCTATATTCCAATTGTTCTTCTTGACTTTTTTTAACCGCATTATTTAAATCTTGCTCGCTTTCTGTTAATTCTTGGTTTGCGCTTTTCCTATCCCTTACTATTTCCAATAATCTCCCCTCAATGATTTCAGATAGCCCTAGTGAACGTATTTTTTGATTTAATACTATTGCATCACTTTCCCCAATTAACTCATTAGAATTAATTGAAATCCCTGTAAATTTCTGTAAAGTTTCAATTTGTTTTGCAAAGGATGAGTCAGAAAGTTTATTTGTTTCTTCTAATATTTCACGCCTTTTTTCAAACGTCAATTCATCACTTGCAATCAATTTTTCATTAATCGTTTTTTGATTATCAAAACCATCTAACAAAATATCCAAATCCCTTTCAAGTCGATCTTGTTTTAATTCATCCCGTGTCCTTTCATTGTCCCGAACTGCCAACGTGAAATCCCTTTCTGCTTGTTTCAAGGCTGAATATGCTGAAAGTTGATTATCCAAAAGGACTTCCACGTTTTCACCGCTTTTCCTTCTTAAATCAATTTCCGAATTAATTAATGAAAGATTATTTTTTGCAATCCTTACCTCCAATGCGCTTTTGTTTTCTAGCACCTTGATAGCATCCTCATTTGCTTTTTCTCTCTCCTTAAAGGATTTTGTTGTATCATCTGCAAACGTTCTTAAAACAGCCTCTTTTGTGGTCAATTGTTCAACTGACTTAGTTAATTCCCTGTTTGCTCTCTGAGTCGCTAACCTTGCAACCGCTAATCCTACAAATGCCTTTGCTGTTTCATCTACTTTCTCAACTACCTTTTCCAACCCTTTCAGTAATTCAGAATCATCCCCCAATTGTATTCCTGTAATTGCTTGATTAATTGCCGCTGCTGCATTAACCCCCGCTTCTTTCATCTTTTTAAAATCCCCATCTGCCAAAGCTCCAATAGTTTCACCAAGGAAACTCAAAGCATTAATTAAGCCTTTAACCCTAACAATAATTAGATCCTTTAATATCCCTGCAAATTTCCCAATTTTCGAGTTTGCAGCATCTCCAAAAACATTCTCAATTCCTTCTACTAATTTTACTGATAATTCAACCAAAATAGAAAACCCTGCACTTACTAAAGCTGTTCCTTTTTCTAATAATCTTGCACCCTTATCACTTGATTTAAAAGCATTCCCCAAAGCTGCCAAAGCTCCAACGATCAATGTTAAAAACAATACAATTGGATTGGCCAACAATACCATAAAACTTTTTCCAATAGCTTTCACGCTTCCAATAAATCCCCCACTTGCTGCATCTGCACTCCCCAGGGCTTCTTCATAATTACCAACGTTCAAAGTCGTTTTTCCCGTCTCTTTTTGCAACCGTTTCATTTCCGTATAAATATCATCAGTAGTTGTTACCAACTCCCTCCCTGCTTTTGTATTACTTCTTTCCTCTTTTGAAAGCTTATTTAAAGCTATTTTATTTAATGAATATTGAGCACTCAGTTGGTTATAAGATCCCTCTTTTGATTCAACTACTTTTTTTTCTAGCTTTTGAACAGCGGTTAATTTTACCGTTTGGACGGTTAATAGTTTTTCTGATTTCTTAACATCATCAAGAGCCTTTTTTAACTCTTGATTTTTTTTCATTAATTTTCTCCCCTCAATTGTATTATTTTTTTCTGATTCTGTTAATTCATCCAACCTCTTTTTATTCAATTTTAATTCAGCATTTAAAGCGTTTGTTGAACCAACTGCGCTATCCTGTATTTTTACAGATTGTTTATTTAACTCATTTTGTTCCTTTGTCGCTGCATTTATTCTTTGAATTTGTTTGGCGTTATCATCAATAGATTTATTATATTTTTTATATGCTTTTGCAACATCATCAGTTTTCTTTGCTGTTTCTTCAATCTCCTCTTTTTGCTTTGTTGTTTCTGTTGTAGTTTTCTTAATCGTAGCAGATAACACTTTTGCACTTGTTACCTGTTCATTTCTCAATTTAATCAATGCCTCTTGCACCAATTCAAGCTCTTTTATAAGCTCTTTTAATTCCCCTGTATTTTCATAGAGTTTTGAAGTTTTTATTGGATTACCCATTTTTTACTTTTTTTAATATCCTTTTTTAATTGTACACGTTCTTACCTCTTCTTGTAAAATCTTTATTCTATCGTGAATTAATGAAAGTTTTCTTATTGCTTCCTTTCCTTTTTTAGTTTGTCTTTGCTTTTCAGTTAATTCATTAATTTCTCTCTTAAATGCAGCGTATTTATTTATTAATTCAGAATATTTTTTAGGTTCTATCATGTTACTTTTTTTTACTATCCTTAATTAACTTTTCCAAAAATGTCAACTTATTATAAAACTCAACAACCGTTAACTTTTTAGGGTTAACGGCTAAATTATTTTTTATTAATACTGTACACATATCATCAAAACCATTTATCATTTTTACCTCCATTCCCCCGGCTCCTCCGTATTGTCTAGGCTTCATTTTTTTAATGAAAAAGTTTTCAACCTTAATTAAATCTTCACTTAAATCTATCCCGTTTATAACCTCCCTTAGTTGTATTTGAATCTTTTTTTTGAGCATTACATAAAGTTCTGTACTTGTATTTACTTTTGAGATTACAGGAAAAAAAACCTCAAATTCCCACTCTACTTTTTTTTTAAAATAATTCATAAATTCCCTAACCGTGTCCATTCTTAATCTCTTTTTTGAAAGGTTCTTTTTTATTTGCTCAATTCCGCTTTCTGTTAACTCTTCATCTATTACCTTTTTTCCATTGATTGATTTTATTAAAACGATAAAACTATTTAGTTCTGGATTGGATCCACTCATTATCATCATTACATTACTCACCATGTTCTCTAATTCCATTGCAGCCTTTCCTTGGTCGTGTTTCATTAATCGCTTAACATTTTCAACCCTTTCTCTAAAGCTGTTTAAATCGCTTCCTATCCCTGCATCAATCATAACATTTGAGTTATATTTTTGATACCTGTCAATTATTAATTCCTGGATTGAATCAAACATTATCAACCTATTCCTATTAAATACAATTTCTTTCATTTTTTCGTTTTTTATGATACTTCAAAATCGTTTTCAATCTGCATATAGTTTATCCCCAAGGCTTTTTGCAAACTGTCCAAATCACATTTCCCTGCTTGGGAATAACTAATTTCTCCACTCAATCTAAAAAAACCATATGGCCTCATGTTTGCAGTTTTAGATATTTCACTAATTGTATATCCCTTAAAAACGTTTTGTTTTTCCTCATGAAATTCATTGATACGAAAAGTAGAACCTTTGAATCCAGTTTTTCCTAAAACTTGCAATACCTCATTTTTAACATTTTCAACTGTTCTATTTTTATTAAAAGTGGGATAAACCTTTGTAAAATCAAAACAAAAAACTAAACCAAATTTCCTTTCCATTTCAGCACTTCGCCGGCCAAAATTATTAATCTCCTCGCCATCCTCGAAATCAAAAAAACAATAATTCCCCAGGTTACTATCCGGGAACAATTTTAAATATCCCTCATCTTTTGCACCTCCAACAAAAACAGCAGGATATTTTATTGAATCTCCTTTTTTTTCTGCTTTCCCAAAAGCATTATTAACCCATGCAAGTTTAGTTGAAATCCTTGCTTGAATCTCAACCAACGCCAAATCAATTAATCGAGGTTCTGAAATAACAGGTAAAAGTGGGTTTCTAACAATCATCCTAATAATTTTATTTTAACAAGTTTCAAAAAATCCTCCTCAATCATTTCAATCAAATCCCCTATACTTTTATCATTCAATCCAAATACCTCTTTTCCGTATCGCTTAATTAAGTATTTTGTTTTTTCATCATCTCCATAAATTATAAAACTATCCTCCTCATATTCAACCCTAAACCCTTCATAAAAATCCCCTTTATCTTTCAATGTTACCCGGTCAAATGGTTGTCCTTTTCTCTTCTTTCTTTTGATAGTTGAGGGAGCGTACTTTGGTCTAACACTATCCCCATTATTTTTAAAACCCTTGTACAATTGTTTCTCCAAATTTAACTCCAAAACAAAATCCTCGTTTTCTTTGACTGCAAACAATACAATTTCATTCATTGAGTTTTCAATGTTCTTAACTCTCTCAATCAAATTTTGTATTTCATCACTCATATTTTACCCTCTGAATCCACCCGGCCCAATTGCACCAACTTTAATCCCCTTTTTTTTGCATGGTAAACAAACCCTACTTAATCCGGATTCATCAAATGCAATTGCCAATAATGCCATTTCCCTTTTTCCTGTCAAACTAATATCTCTTCCTGTTCCTGTTTTTTGCGTATCCCCTTCAATCGCATACAAAACCTTTGTTTCGTCAATATTACTCTCATTCCTGTTTATGTTGCTGTTTGCGTTCCACATCATCTCCTCCAATAATCGAATCCCAACATTTAGCCAAATAAACCGTCGGAAAATATTTTTTTGATTAAGGATAAAGTCAGTATAATCACATCTCACATCTAATTTAAAATTCAATCCGTAATTTGTTGAGAGAGAGTATTTAGTTGTTGAAAGATCCCATAATTGATTAGTATAACCATCTACATTCATTGCCCTTGCTCCGTAAAATCTACCGCTTGGAAACTGTTCTAATCCGTTTCCCTCAAATCCATAATCTTTAATCCCATTAATACTCCTCCCTGTAATATTTGCTTCATCATATCCAACCCAATAAGTACCATCTCCATCTAATTCCCATTCAGATAAATCAACCCATTGAATACCTCCATTTTGATTATAAGCAACATCAACCGTTTTAACAGCGGTTTTTATTCCTGACTTGTACAAAAGAAAAGTAATTGTTTGGTTAGTCTCGAATTGTAACCCAATACTCCTCAATTTCATCATAATCCCTAACCCTCTGGTAACTTTAAACTCCATCCCTACAAACTGTGAATTGTTTGTGTTATAGTCGCTTAAATCGCCTGTACCATCAAACATCAAATCATCCTCTAATAGATTCTTTACACTCCGATTCACAAATTTACTTTCCAACCACACATCAACAGCATCCAAAATTGCCTCCTCGGTTTTTCCCTTTAACCAGTTGGTAAAAAATGTATTGATTTCTGATTGAGTAGTGGCTAAATCATTATACCTTTTTGAAATAGAAATAAGGTTATCCATTGTCAAAAGTGGATGAACAGAATTATAAAAACTCCCTGATTCACTTGTTATCATTTCCGTTAATTGCCACCCTGTCAAATCCTCGTTTTGCTTCCATCCCATCAAGCCAATTAACCCCGCTTTAATCTTTGTTGAATTGTACATAATATATTATTTGAAAAGAGACGGTATAAAATAAATCATACCGCCCCTTTCGCCTTTTAAAAAAATCAAATACGGTTATCGGAATAGCCTATATTTATACTTTTGCAACTGCAAACTTCATAACAGGACCGGCTAATGTTGCTGGAGCTGAATTATAAGCAGTAACAAAGGCAAAAATTCCTGCAAAATCATATGCTTTGTAAGAAGTTCTTGAAAGTTCTGCACCTGCTGCACCTGCCGGGTTAGATCCCCCTGCTGTTGCATCTTCAACACCATCATAGGTATAAGTACCTACTGGAATGTTCAATAATGGTAAAACAGTTTTTCCCCATTTGTGGTTGCTTGTTTCAGTTTCCAAAAGAGAATCCGGCTCAAATTGGTAAAGAAAACCAACAGATCCAGGTTCAACAGAAAATCCTGTTGCTTTATCGGTTCCTGCATTTCCTAACCGATTGGTAAAGAAAAATTTCTTATCATCCATTTGATAAGATTTATCACTTTGGTTAAATTCCCCCTGCTCCGTTAATCGGTTTCTCAAAAGAGATTGAAGGGAATTATTACCAACAACATTTTGAAATCCATAGAAATCATTACCACCCTGCAATAAATTCAAATCTCCAATAATCGAATCCTGCTCTGCCAATGCTCCGGTTACAACATTTGCAACTAAACCATATCTAGCTCCCAAAGTATCAGAAAGAACTTGAGTTTTTGCAGCATCCAAAGCAGTCAAACAAGCAGTATCAACCGCATTACCCAAAGCAAATAATCTTTGCTTCATCTTGTTTGCAAAATCTTCCTCTCTTGTAATGTAATTATTCACATACAAGGCAGGATATTCCCGGATCCCAAAAGCAAAAGTTGTGAAACTGATTGTAACCAAGGCAGTTGTATTTTCACTTTGAGGGATAACTAATGGCCTTGTTGATCTAATTGCAATTGTCCCATCATAATTAATAACAGGAGTTTTCAAGGTGCTTCCAATCGCTGCCAATGCTCTCTCCTGGAGGTTTGGCGTTACAATACCACCCCCGGCCATTGTATCAGATTGAAATAATTGCCACGCTCCCCATTGTGATGGTCGGGACTCGAATTTATCAAAACCTGATCTCTCAATGAAATCAAGCATTTTAGTAGTAATAATACTCATCTTTTAAAATTTAGTTTGTTTGCGTCCCGTGCCAACATTAATGAAAAAATATAATTTAAGATTTGAAAGTTTCAGATACTTGATTGGCCTTTGCCATTTCTCCAACTTCCTTTAAAAAATTTGGTGAAATTTTGGAGGTCCCGTTTTCCAAAACTTTCTTTTCTATAAGTCCAATTGCTTCAACTTTAGTTGTTGCGCTACTTAAATCAACATAAGATCCACCTCCTCCTCCTGGTGGTGGTGCTCCTCCCCCTGCTCCTGTTTTCATTCTTTTAACATCTAGGATTCCACTAAGTGTTAACTCATCAATTAGTAATTCCCCAGGAGTATAAGGCTCTAATCCTTTCTTTGGGTTTTTCAAAATAACATCATTCCCATCAAGAAAACTAAAAGTTCCGTTTTCCGCTAATACTGGCTTTCCCTTTGCCAAAACTCGCTTTCTCGCTGCTTCTAATTCTCTATCAATAACTGCTTTTGGTATTGCTTCATTGAATTTTAACCCCTTTTCAGCTTCTCCAAATTTGCTTCCTAATTGGAATGTTACTTTATCCCCTTCTCGATCTGCTAACAATTGCGTGTATTCCTGTTCTTTCGTTTGATATGATGTTTTCACACTCGTTACCTCATTTGATAAAGTGAGTTTTTCACCTTCCAATTTTGTAATCTGACTTTTCAAAACATCATCTCCTCCTCCTGCTAATAATTGCTTTTCAAGATCCCCAATAAGAATTTGATTGGCAGATAATTTAGTGTTTAACTCATCCGTTTTCCCTGCCTTCTCTTTGGCATCGGTTAGGACTTGTTTTAGAATCTCATGAGTTTTCACACCAGGAGTTTTGCCAACTCCAAAAATCCCCTCAACATCGTTATCAATTGCCTTCCAAAACTTACTCCTATTTGCGTCAATAGTTGTTTGTTCATCATTTGCACTCATTTTTTCGAGTGCTGCAATTTGTTCCGTTGTTAAATCCTTCAATAGTGGATCTGAAATAATAATTTCTTTTTCTAACATAACTTTTAGGCTCTTTTAGTTATAAAATATTTGATTTTTAAAAAATGCTTATCGTTGCTTTGTCTTTCTCCCAATTTGATCCAATCCTACAACCTCAGTAGGCCAATCTTTGGGAGCGTGTAATAATACAATTGTCCATCCTTGTGAGATTCCATATGTTCTAAAATTCTCCCATCCCTGTCTGGTGTATTTCTGTGAATGTCCTTTACTTAGTCGTGTTGGTGAATCGCTTGCAAATCTTAACTGCTCCTGGTATACATGCGCTGTTGTCTCCATTTCGCTTTCAGGGACTACATATTCAAACTTTTCCCCCGTTGCAGATTTTGGTAAATCAATCACAATTTTTAAGGGAGTTTTTGCAACTACTTTTTTCTTTGTAGTCTCGTTTTTAGAATTTTCTTTGTCGAACATAATATATTTTTAAAAGGTTAAATTATTCTGATTTTATAGCCTCCTCCGTTTCTGCTTGAGATTTTAGAGTAGTTGGTTTTCTAATTCCTTTATCTGCTTTCCATGCTTCAATTGCATCTATTGACATTGGAGAATAACCCAATTCACTCCTAAAATTCTCCTCGTCAATTTGTTGTGGCGTTATCCCTCCGGATCTCACACCAATCCCATATAATTCCAAACTCTCTTTTTTCCCCTCTTTCCTTGTATCACTAACAACCATCATCTCTTGAGCGTAACTAACAAACGCTTGATTAATTGATTCTACTTTTTTATTAAGATCTATATTTTTTCCAAATTCAACTATATTAATACCATTTTCTCTTTCAAATCTCAAAATAAAAGAGCTTAAATTTGCTTTAATTAAATACGTTACCTCATCAATTCTCCCTTTTTCAACCATATCCAACGCTTCCACATTATCAGTATGTCGCAAAGGATCTAAGTTTTTTGTTATTCCATAACGTTTCATCCTCAAATTATCATTCTTAAATTCACTTTCATAATATCTATCTTCCCACATATCCAGAACTCCAAAAGGTGCCCCCTTTTCTTTGTGCTGTAAATACAATTCCATCAATTTTGTAGAATCCATTACATAATGTGAAGTACCTAAATTAATGCTAACCCCTTTAAAAATCTCTTTTCCGTATCGTAGTAAACAGGCTGTTTTTTCACTCCAACTCATGACTTTCTCAAAGTTCATTTGTGGCATTCTCAATGCTGCCTCCATGCTTTCAAATATTGCCCCTACTTGCTTCTCATTTACTGCCTGATTATTTATCGACATTCCATTAAACCCTGTCAGAGCCTTGTAAATTTCAGTCCTACGCTCTCTTATATCAAGGTTGTTATAATCTAATGAATCTTTTGGAATACTCGTTATTTGGACCGGATTTCTCAAATCAACATTCCCATTCATTTTATTAGGAGCCTCAATTTTAATATAAGTTCCTGGTCCATCTAACTTTTTCGAGGAACAAACAGGACAATCCAAAGGTTTTGCCCCGTTCATCACATAGCCTCCATTTCGTTGAAGGATAAACCCGCTTTTACAATATCTTCCCGTTTCCTGGTCCTCATAATCACAATCCTCCTCAAAAGCTGAATAAATTGGAAACCTTGCAAATAAATTAAGATGCTCGTTTGCAATCTCATAAAATAACAACATATCCAATTTCCCTAAGAAAGAACTCAATGGAGATTTCTTTACCAACGGGTTTTTCTGGCTTATTGAACTAGTCCAAAAGAATCTAACCGGGCAATAACCTAAATCATGTAAACTCTCTGTAATTGGCTCGTTTCCAATTGCCTTATTTTTATAGTCAAAAACTCTATAACTAGTATCATCAAACACCCCTAATTTTTCACCATCCATTTTGAAAATTACCCACTCAATGTCAACTCCATTTTCAGAGTGTACAAAAACAACATTTTCTAGTTGAATGAAATATACATAAGGCTCCGGTCTATCCCCTTCCTGTTCCTCTGGCAAATCAACTGCAACTAAACTATTAATTCCGCTTTTCATCATCTCAAAACCTTCCTCCTCCCAAAACTTTTCACTTAAATTCTCATCCCTGTATTCTCTCCAATTTCCCTCATATTCCTTTGTTGAAAAGTCATAAGTTATTATCGGATTTCTACCATCAAAAATCTTTCTTAAGCTAATATATGCTTCATCCATTAGAGGAACAGTAGCAACCGGAAATTGGAACAATGTTTGAAACATCATTACTTTTTCCTCTGGAAGTAACCCCCCCACAAATTTCATAAAAATATCATAAGCTCTCCCAATGTCATCTTTTCCTAATGTCATTTCTGAATGAAATCTAACCCTCTCCTCGTGCAAAATAGCCTTTTCGACCATTGCAGAATTTTTGGGTTTCAATTCACTATCCCCCGATATGATCTCCTTAATATCTTTAAATTCTAGCATCTTTTTGACTTAAAAATATTATTTAATCTTCTTTTTGAAAACAGGCTTTATCCCCTCCTCCTTTTTTTCAGCTAAAACCCAACCTCCATTATTTTTCATCTCTACCAATCTCATCCCGTGTTTTAAATCAAACTCTCTTTCGCCGATTCCAGGGCAAAAGAGAGTGATTTTATTTTTAGAATCCAAGATTAAGGATTGATTAAATCAGAAACAGGATTGAAATCTGCTGCTGTAACAACATAAAACTTATCAGACCAGTTTGGAAGGAATGACCAGGAAACAAAATCCTTATCAACATCTGCCTTACCTCCAAATTTCTTATCAGTAAGGAAAAATGTATCTAAACATGGAATACCTTTGAAAATGGTTGGAGTGGTCAAATTATCAGTAAGGCCGCCTATATCTCCATGCTCGTTCAAAAGAAAAACAGATAATGCTTTTTCTTTATTGTACACTTTTACATCTGCCATTACTTTCCTTTCCTCATCATGAAACTCCCCATTAAAAGGGCTTGCATTGGAACCAATATTTTTCACAATCCCTCCAACCGTTGCTCCTACTCCTCCAATTTGGATTGGATCACCTACCTCGTTAATTAAGGCATTGATGAAAGGAGTTACCTGAGCTTTTGTATCATCCCCTGCTATTAAAAAAGCAGTCCATGTTGCAAGTAAATTGGGGTTACTCGTCGCAATGGTAATACTATTGGTAACAGCACCATTCAATGTCCTTTGCAAAATAATTTTTTGAATTTCCCCAAAACGCTCTAAACAGGTTGAGGCTCCGATTGATTGAGGAACGGTAGGGGGACAAAGTAATAAGCTCTTTAAAGCTATTGCTAAATTTTTCATCAATTAAGATTTTTAATTTACTCACCTGTCCCGTTGGTTCATAAGATTTTTAAATAAAATAATATACAAATCTAAGGTTTTTTTCCTAATAAAAAAAGAGTACAAATATTTACATCTGTACTCAAAAAAAACCCTCGATTAATTTCCTTTTCTTATTCCTTTTTTGCGCTTGGTAATTGGATGCAAATTTTCCATTCCCCAATATCTTATTGCATCCCAACAATGATTCCAAGCATCAATTGGTTCATTTAATATTTTTCCTGTCTTCTTATCAACTTTGTGTTTGTACCTAGTCCTTTCCTTGATTATATTAATACTTCGCCTTGTAATGTGAATATTGTAATCATTCAATAAATCAATTCCATCTTTAACGCTACCGGGGCCTTTTGTAGCTCCTGTTATTTTCCAATTCAAATCATATAAATCATCAATAATCCTAACTCCTGAATTATCTGCATAGATTCCCCTGTTCCTCCAAACCTCTTTTTCCACCATCTTATCATCCATCTCACTTGTTTTCATCCTGTACCCGTGTATTATCTCATCTAAATATATATCCCTTTCATTTAAAAGGCCGCAATCAATGAGAGTCGTTGGATCTGCTCTATAACCAAAATCCATCCCATATCCTCTACTCCTTAACCCGGTTGGCATTTCATCAACAATAGTAACCTTTTCAAAAACAAGCTCTGTAATATCTCCTGTTTTCCCCAGTCCATAAACATTCCAGGTATTTATATCAACCTCCTTTAGGCTAAATAAATAATCTACAATGTTTTGATGAACATAAGGATTATGACTAAAATTAGAATAAAACACTTCAACACCTGGCTCTCCAATCAATTTCTCATGTACCCAAAACTCCTCACTTGGATTATAATCAATATAAACCTCCTCAGATGTTCTCATAACTACCTGTTCATAAATCTTCCACGGCATTCCATTTGCTTCATTAAAAAAAGCTATATCCCTTTTTCCACTATGCGCATCCTGTGAGTCTTTAAAACTAGTAAATTCTAACCTACTCCCATTCTTAAAATAAAGTACATTATTACTTTTATTGTAACGAATCACAAAATTATTCATCCACGCTGAATTAACCAATATCCTATCAATCAAATCAGTAATTGCACCCTTTTTTAAATTTGGTAAATCTTGTCCTATAACCGTTGCAATCTTTTTTTTCTGAATTAACTTTATAAATATTACCTGTAAAATTGCATATGTTTTGCCTGAACTTGTACCACCTTGATTAATCTTTACCCTTGCTTTACTGTTATAATTCCATTCAAAAACGGGTGAGGTGGAAAAATGCGCTTTTATTTCACTCATTGGGATTCTTGTTTATGTCTCCAATTTCACTCTCATCTGTTACAGGTGGAACGCTCCCACCTTCAATCAATATTTTTATATCAGATGCCATCAACTCATTATCAACTGCATCCTCTTTTATCGACGGCTTAAACATATCTCTATCAACATTGAAAACAGCCATTTTAATGATGGCAGGGGAAGGTCTAATATAAATCTGTTTTTGTACTGCTGACAATATTTGCATCCCATAAATAACCTTTCCATCTTTGTCTATTTCGCCTGTATTGACTCTCTCCTCTCTTTTCTCAACTAAATCAACAATATATCCATCCATCATCCTTTCCACTACTGTTCTCCCCCTTTCCTTTAACTGTACCCTGTATCTTCTATCTTTTTCCAATTGCGCTTTTAAATATAATTCGCCTATTTCACCAACCTCATCAATCCAGTTATACCAAGTAGTATCACTTTTAACCCCACACATATTCAAACAAGAGACTAAATTATACTTATCAGTAGCATATAAAAAACATACAACTTTAACAATTTTCATTTTCCCCTCAGTACTTAATACTTTTCCTTTGCCTGTCAGCGGAACCTCAAACACCTCTCCCTCATATTCTACCGTTCTAACTAATTCCTTTACTTTTCGGCTTCCCTTCGCCATAATTGTAAATTTTTTATATGCTATTAATTACTTTTTTAAAACTGTTTTTACATTAATACCTAAACTACTAAATAATACTTTCACGCTTTCACTAAATTCAACCCCTTTTGAACAAATACATATTTTTACGTCTTCGTTTTCGCCCTTTGGGATGTCTAAAATTCCAGTATCGTTACACCTTTTACAAGTAGCCATTATTTAATAATTTTAATATCTTCTTCAATTCCCACGTTCTTTTCAAGTTTCTCCATTAGTTCATTTACTACATCATCTTTGGTCCCTGGTTCAATGTCTTTAAGGATGCTACTTGCTTTTTTCATCAACTCCGCAACTTGTTCACTTTCTTCAAATTTAGGAATAGCTTTTTCTGCTTTTATTTTTGCTTTCATGTTCTTTTCAGCCTGTTCCATTTTCGCCTTCATTGCTTTTGGATCTGCAAATTTTCCAATCCCTTTTGGTTTTGATACATTTAATTGCATTGGAGCGTATCTGTTACCAAAGGTTAGTTGAGTTACCCAAATCTTTCCCGTTTTCAAAAACTCTTCTTTTTCCTCCTCCTCCATAATCCAACAAGAACTAAATGGGACTATTGGTTGGGATGGATCTACAAAAGCGGGTAATTGCTTATATTCTTTTTGCCCTTCTCCTATCGTTAGATTTTCCCCTTTAAATTTAATTGGTTTCATTCTCTTGATTTTTATGATAAATAATTAATACTAAAATACCTAAACAAAAAACAACTGAATTAAGTACCATCATTTTTCTTTCCTTTGAAAAACATTAATAACAATATAATTATAAAAACACCTCCAACTATTATTGGAGTCCAATTTGTTATTTTTTGATTTGGGTTTTCTACTACCGGAGGCTCAACAATACTTGTATCTCTTTCATTGTAGAATTTTGGTGTTACATATCCCCAAAAACTTACATTATCAAACCCCGGATCCATCATGTCATTTGCTGAATTTTCAAAAATTCTCTCAAAATCAACACTATCCAAACCACCTTCCATTTTTAACGCTGCCATTCCTACTACAAAAGGAGTGGCCATTGAAGTCCCGGATAAAATTATATATTCATCATTCAACCAAGTACTTAAAATTGATTCACCTGGTGCAACTACATCCCCCTGTTCCCCCGAACTTGAAAAGTAAGAAACATCTAAATTCTTATTAATCGAACCTATTGCAATCGTTTCCTCATATTTAGCAGGATAACCCATTGAGTTTCCGTTTGGATTTTGCCCCTCGTTTCCTGCAGCTGCAATAACTAAAATCCCCTTTTCAATTGCTCTATCAATCGCTTTTTTCATGATTGGAGAAGGTTGGGAGCTTCCAAGGCTTAAATTAATTATATCTGCTTTACTATCAACACACCAATTTATTCCGGCTGCAACTCCTGTAATACTTCCCCCTCCATTTTTATCCAATACTTTTGCAAAAAATAAATCTGATTCCCTTGCAATTTCTAATATAATTCCCCCTACATGAGTACTATGTCCATTATAATCCACTACATCTCCATCTCCTCCAATAAAACTTTCTGCCAATTTAATATTCCCATTATTAAAATCCCTGTGGTTTGGCATTCCTGTATCACAAATGCAAATTTTCACTCCCTTTCCTGTTTTTGTCCTCATTGTACTATCTAACCCTAGCTTGATAATTCCCCAATTTTTGTAATTATTCATAGCCACAAAGGTCCTCATTTGGCTTCCTGTAATTGCAGGACTTTCAACAATTGGCTTAATTAAATTTACCTCATCATTTTGAGCAAATAAAACGTTGCAAAAAAACACCATCATTAAAACACTAAAAAACTTTTTCATATTTGAAATTTTTAAAAACATTATTAATCTTCTTTTTCTGTTTTCTTTAAACAAGAATCACATATAAATCTACTATCCATTCTTCCATTTAAGACTACTGAGAGCATATGAACATATTTTGTATCAATTCTATCCCATTGCTTATCACAACCAAAACAAGTCATCCAACACCCTCTCCTGCTTAAATTTGGCATTGCTTCCCCAATCGTTTTAAAGTTTTTTGATACGTTCATATTTATATTTTCCGCAATTTACGGAACATTTACACATATGGCAAATGTTCCGTTTTTTGAGTTATTTAAACTCCCCCTAAATCAATTTTATTCCAATCTTCAAACTGTTCAAAACTCATTCCCTCTTTCCTCATTTCAAACCAAAGCTCCCTTGTTTTATTTGCCCAATTTTCGAGTTTCAAATGTTCTTCCCTGGTTAAAAATTCTAAATTCCATTTACTAAATGATAACTCAGATCTTCCCGTTTGTTTGCAAATACGAACGGATATAATATGAGATCTATCAACTGGCTTATCTGATCTTTTTGACCTTTCGCAAAATATGTAACCATGTAAATCAACAAAATCCTCTAAATACTTTTCCTTTGCTTTTACCACTTTTCTATCAATCTCATCTCCTGTCATCCTTGACCCATCACTTAAACCGTATGTAGTTTTATTTTTCTTTGGCATAATTATTCTTTTTTCATTTTATTTAATCCTGTTTCACTTGTTATATTCCATTTGAAATCTTTTTCTTTATCAGGAGTTACATCTTCCTTTAATTGTTCAATTTTTTTATTTAAACGTTCCCCAAACTCTTTGTTTTCTTCTTTTGTTAAATCTTTTGTCAAATCTTTTTCCATGATTTTAATTTTATTGGTTTAAAAAATGTGGAAAACAACCAAACCACGGTGATTTTAAAAAAAAAATAATTTAAAAAACGGCTGTTTTTATTGCACCGCTTGAGGCCGGTTGCACACCTATTTTTTAAAATAGAAATAAATAATATTTATATAATACTTCCCAAATCAGATACAAACTAACCCAAATAAAAATACAAATAAAAACTCCAATTGTTAATCCCTTGAAAAATTTTAATTTGGTAATCATATTACTTTTTTTTATAGGTGGGAAAACATTGTTATAACCTTTGCTATGATTGAGTTTTTCAATTAAGAGTTGCGGTTATAACCTTGTTGGATGACATTTAGAAAAATAAATTAAACCTTTTTGGAAAATGTTTTATTTTCCCTAATAAAGAGGACTAAAAAAACAATAGCAAACAAAGAGCACATTGCACCGCTTCCCCAAATCAAATCCCCTACAAAAGTTAAATCCAATAATGATGCAAAAAAAAGTACATTAGCTAAAAAACACATTCCCATCATTAAGATTAAATATTTTTCTGCGTTTGGTAATTCCATAATTAAAAATATATTTTAAATGTTAAAAAAAACGTCATCCAACAATGTATCTCCGTCCATGCGGCCTAAACGGCCAGCACGGCGGCGATACTTATTCATTGTCCGCAATTAAGAGAAGACGCTAAACGAGAATTTAATTTCTCAAATAAGTTTCCTAGCTTCTGATTCATCAAACTTCAAAAGACCAGACTGCTTCCTTACGTGAATTTTTATTATCCTAAAACAAAACCAAAGCCATCGAGTACTCCGTTTAAAAGAAACAAAAGTGTTTCCATCTTTCCCATGACTCCAATTAACTTCTTTTTGCGGGAAAAAATATATCACATCAAGAGAAAAATGGAATACCAAATGAGGTGATTTTAGTATTTTACCTAAAGAAGATTTAAAAGAAAAATCTACGTTCATTATAATTTTATATTTAAAAAGTTATTAAAAAATACTGCGCCCAACAATGTATCGCCGGACATTCGACCTAGACGGTCGCACGTCGTCGATACGATTCCATTGTGTGCAATTCCAAAAGAAACTCTAAAGAATCTGCTCTCGTTCAATTTCTCTCAAACGAATATTCCTAATTAATTGCCGAACCAACATAAAATCCTCGGCAGTTAAATCTTTAGTTAGTGCTTCAAAAACAATATCCAATTTCTCTAAAGTATTTTTTCCAGTTCTAGCTCGGTCAATAAATCCTTTATTTACTCCCGTGTATTCAGAGAGTGACTTTGTTCCTTCAAAGTCACTCTCTTCGATTAGCTTGTTTAATATATCTGATACCTTCATTAAACAGTTAATAAATTATCAGTAGCTACTTTTTCAGCATCATCTAATTCTATTACATAATTAACTCTTCTTTCGTATGTATCAAAATTGACCGTTACGATAACAAAACAATCTTCGATTTTATAGACTCTAGAAAGTGATTCCCCTTCCTCTTCAATATCTTCTTTAGATATTCTTAAAACATCTCCTTCGTTTCCAAAGTTTCCTACCATTACATTTTCAATTTCTTCTGCTGTTAAATTATTTAATACTAACTTTTTCATAATGAGTTTTTTTAATTTTTATTAATTAGGCTTCTACGCATTTATTTTATTAGTAAGTATTCCAAGCCGTGATCCTTCTAGAATCTTCCAGCTTACTCATGAAGTAAAACCTCGAATTAGGTGCCTTTGGATGACACTTACATCTGTCGTCTTTCACTAAGACATCTCCCCTTGCCATATCTCCCAGCTGTCTAGCCGAGAAATACTTCTTCGTTGCTGGCAGAGTCCCAGCGTGTGATCCCTCATCATCTGAGAAATCACACATTTTTACTTTATTTAATAAATTCATAATTGTTATTTTTTAAATGTTTACTAAATATGATTAATTACTTTCTTTCGATACACAAATATAATAAACATTATCTTACCAATCAACATATTTAATAAAAAAGATTAAAATAATTATCAAATGTGGTAAGTATTAAAAAACAACTGCGGACAACAATTTATCAAATCATATTTAGAGAAAACATTTTATTCAAAACTTTGGCGTTTGCAATTACATCCCTTTCACAATAATCACAAATCCTTTTTACCCTTTCACTCATTTTCCCTTTTCCGTTCCAAAATTCCTCTCCAACCATTGATCCATCCAATTCATCCTCCCCTCCATTTTTTGGGGATTCAATACCTAATATCCTGCAAACATTGTCAAGGCTTGATGCCTGAGATGTTCCAAAAATACCTCCATTCCAAACCTCTTTTGTATCAATCATAATTAAATCCCAGGGTTTTATACCATAGCATTTAAAAGCAGAATGTATTTTTAGTCCGTGTTTTGCACTCCTAGTATTGACATAAGGAACATCAAATTTTTTAATATAGTGGCCAATTAACTGTACTGGATTTTTACTTTCCTCTTCCAATTCATCTAACCACATATAAAAATTCAATAACATTCCCTTTTCAATTGCATCAAAATCCGGTTCCCCATCCTCAATAATCATCTTAAATCTAACAGGGATTTTACTAATTGAATCCATTGCCACAATACAAACAATCATCCCAAACTCAGGAACCAACCCGGCCCCCTTTTCAAAAGAATCCTCAACATTCATATCCTTGTATTTTCTTTCTCCATGCTTAAACCACGCTTTTTCAAACGCATCCTCACAATCTTCAATAGTTTTCATTGGAACTCCACTTTGTTCATTACCAATAAAGTTTTTCCCCCTTACTGTTTCAATATCAAAAATTACTTGTACTGCATTTCTTAAACTCATTTTTGTTTTTTTTTAAAAGGTTAATAATGTGTTTTTTAATTTACTAATGTTACTTGAGTACCTGGTGGAAGGGGAAACCATTCTTTGGGGTCTAAATCTTGCTTAAAAAATGTCTCACCTACACTTGAAACATCTTCACGTTTTGAAGAAATCATACAAACTGAATATTTATCTCTTGTTACTTCATTTAATGGGTATTCATTAACTATGTAAATACCAACCAGTACTTCACCTTGCATTCTGTATTCCATTAAGCAAGGAAACTCAGTAACTAATTCAATGTTTTTAACTTCGCTTTTCATCTTTATTTTTTTTTAAAAGGTTAATAATTAAAATATTTTTGTTTCTCTGTTTACTAAAAATTCATTTCCATTTTTTGAGGAAGGATATGAGGGAGGTTTATTTTTGTTTTTTTCCTCCTCGAATATGAAACTATTAACAGCCCACAAAACACTCCTCCCAAAGACCATCGTTGCAGCATCTCTTGAATCTTCATTGCTAGTGCCTTTGTACCCTGTCAAATCTTCAAATTGCGATTGAGTTGTTTTGGTTGGCATGATTAGAGTTTTTATATTATTCTCTCTAACTGTTTTCCCTCCCTTTTTTTGATATGCTTTGTTCCTTGAACTTGGTGCAATCTCAACAACTGGTACTCCCTTATCTCTCAACATTTTGATAATTAATTGGCCACTTGCTTTGCTTTTCCCCACATCTTGTCCTCTTTTCATCATCATCCCAAATGTAGCTTGTAAGCCTCCCCAATTTTTTCCTCCTGTTTTCATAAACTCACTAACTGCCTTTTTCAGAATTGGGAACATTCCAAAAACTGTTGAGTCGAGGTTTGGGTTTTCAACAACTGCCACAACTTCACTCATTGTATATCCCATTTCCTTTACTGTTTGATTGATCCATTTTACCATCCCCATAAAATCCCCTCTCTTCATTACCATTGCTTTGTTTGCGTCTTTTATTTTTGGGTTATAAATACAAACTCCCATTTTGATAAAACTTGGATCTATACCAATTAAAATTTTTACTCTTTGCCTTAATTGTTCGTTTATGTTTTCCATTTTACTATTGATTTTTAAAAATATTTAATTGTTTATATTTTAAATATTGTTCACATCTTTTATTGCTCATGTCTACATATTTTTTATTAATATCAAAACCAATAAATTTCCTTTCTTCTTTTGCTGCCATTGCGCATTCTGTACCACTTCCAGCAAATGGGACTAAAACTAAATCACCTTTTCGTGAACAGGTTAAAATTAAGGCACGGGTTAACGTTTCTGGTTTTACTGTGTCGTGTTTATATTTACTTCCAACTCTTACTGCTTCATTGCTAAACTTTAAAACCTCTTGCAGTTCAAATGAGTTGTTAAATGGTCTTCTTAAATCTTCGTATTCTTTTCTTAAATCTTCGTATTCTTTTCTTAAATCTTCGTATTCTTTTCTTTTTATTGGGAGGTTATTACATAATATTTTCCATTGCTTAATGTTTGGAGTATTATATCCACGTTCCCAATTAGTTACAGATCCTCCGTGATTTACATTCCCATAAAATTTACCATATTCAGCCACATCATTTATACTTACTCCTTTTTTTAATCTTGCTTTTTTTAATTCTTTTGCAAATGGGTTACGAGGTGCTATATATTCTTTTTCAATAGTTTGTAATCCTGTCAAATCCATTGACTTGCTCCCATACATTAAAACTCTTTCCGTGCAAGGTGCAAAACTTCTTAATCCGTCACTTTTATTTAAATTCATAAAATCCCCTTTATCCCAAACTAAACTATTGATTAAATTAAAATATTTATCAAAAATGATTTGAGTATAAGCAATTTTTTTGGCGTGACCGTAATACAATAAAGTCCCATTATCCGCCAAAATTCTTTTACAAGCCTTTGCCCATTTTCCCACATCAACTAAATAATCCTCGAACGATTTCCAAATAAAATCAAATTCTCCTTTTACTTCAAAATATGGAGGATCTGCAATGATTAAATTAACCGACTTCGCTGGCAGGAGATTTGCCCCTTCTACCCAATCCATATTATAAACTTTGTTTTCTTTTATGATTTCCACTATTGATTTTTTACATGAAATAAAATAATTAAAAAAATTCCTAACATCAAGACCAATACAAAACTATCTCCATTATCATCTCCCTCTGTATTCCTTAATTTTCGCCTGGCTTTTCCTATTTGATAATTCGAGAGCTTAAAAAATTCAGTTTCTCCACTCCCTTTCTTTATTGTTGGTGGTTTCCAACTCTCATCTTTGAAAATAATATGTAACCCTTTTTCTACTGTTGTAGCTGCATTTACTTTGAACTCATTGAGTAATACAACCTTCCCCTTAATACCTCTATCAACTTGTTTTTCCCTTTCACTCGAATCCTTTGCAACTCCAATTTTAATCTCTCTCACCTTCGCAAAGTGGCCTAAAATCCATTTTAATAATGTGGGGTTTCTTTCCATGAGATACACAAAACGCCTCATTGGTTTCCTCTTCCTTTTTTTTCCCTGCCAATTCATTATGGTTTCTGAATACCAAAACCCTTTTTAAACAAATGTTTTTTTGTAGAATCATCCATTAATCTTAAACATTCTTTGATTTCATCTAATTTCCCTAAATGATTATCGCTAGGGGAAAGAATTAATGAAATTGCTTGATTTGCAAGAGAATTACACATTAAAGTATGAATTTTGCCTTTTGCAAAACACTTTAAAACATCTTCATCTGAAACTAATTTTTTTTTAATTATTGCCATAATTATTATTTTAAACGTTAATCAATATTTATTTCTGAAATCCAAAATTTCATTATTCCCAATATCAATAATTTTAAGATCCCTATTTTCCAAATAAACTATTTCAAAAATATAATTCCCTTCCCCATCAAAACAATGATTATCAAAAATAAAATAATTGTAATGCCTGACTACCGTACTATCTTTTTTAAGCAGATAAATATAAGGCTCTGAGAAGTTGAGCAATTGAATCTCTTGCAATGTGTCAATAGCTAAATAACTCCCATACACTTCCTCTTTTTCACTAATCGGTAACTCATTTTTCACGCATGAAACAAAGATTAAAGCCACCACTAAAACACTAAATAGATTTTTCATAATTTCTTTATTTTTTAACAAACATAAATCCAAACCATTCCCGAACCATTACTTTTTTTAGTTTTGACAGGAGAAACAGTTTTTAATTTCTTTTTCATATCTGAGATAATAATTTCATTTTTCTTTTTCATCACTTTTGTTTTTTTTGGTTAAAAACTTTTACCCTAAATTTGTAATATCTCCTCCACAACCTATATTAAATTTTTTCTTCCCCTTTTTAATTTTTATCAACTCTCTTTTTGATACTCCTCTTTTTCCAACTTTTGAATTTGTTCCTTTTGAATTTTCCATAATGATTTTTTTTTTAAAGATGTGGAGAGCGGTGTTGCTCCCCACATTACAACAAATTATAATCCCATGAATATTTTTTATTCCCCAAATCCTTCTTGTAAATCCTCATCCTCATCCTTTGGAAAAATTTCTTCTTGTGCCGGATCAACCGGGTTTTTGTCATTCCAATCCATTTGCCACGCTCTCCCTCGATTTCTAGCTGAAAACATTAATTGATTCATTGCTCTCAATGTAGCAGTATCAATAATGTCATCCCCTGTGATTTGTCCGCTGTTCCATTGTGGAGTAATAGAATACAAACCTTTTTTCCAATTAAGCGACAAAGTAACCATTAGGTTACTCCTGTTTTTCCCTTCAATTTCAATCCCCCTTTTCATTTGTATTTTTTCAGTTCCTCTTTCCTCTGTGAAATCCCCTTTGTCCATTTCGTGAATTACTTTAACTTCCATTTTTTGATTTATTTAAAAGATTTAAAAATTATTTACTGGTAAGATCTTTTAGCATTTTAACACCTAAAAGATAAATTAAAAACATTGTCGATACCTTTAAAAATATTATCATTGTTTTTGCTTTTTTTCTAATGATTCTAAATTGGTTATAAATTGCTTTGTTAATTCTAATTCCGCTCGACTCACTCTTATTCTTATCTCTAACTCCGAACATTCATTTTTTAATCTCATCACTTGGTTTCCCAAATTGAAAATTTCCTTTTTTATTTCGCTTTCCTTTGACATACTATTGATTTTTAAAAATTATAAAATACTGGTTTAAATTTTTTCACGTTTTTGGTTATCCTCATTTAATTTAATTTCCCTCATCATTTCCTCCATCCCTAATCCATCTCCTGAAAGTATTGGAGCCTTTTCTTTGAATCTCACACTTTTCTCCTGTCCTGTCATCCTCCTATGCTCCTCAGTTTGTTTCTCAATTGCCCACTTCATCCTTTCCTCTTTGCAATCATTCAAGATCTCTAAAACGCTTGCATAGTCCAAATTGAATTTTTTGTAAGATGTAAAGAGAGCTTTATTGAAAATCATTTTTATATCTGCAATGTTTAAACTCCTAAATTGAGAAACTATATCCTGGCATAACTCAACTATATCTCCCTCATTCAAATCATTTCTTTTCCCAAACTTTTTAACAAATCCCATGATTAATACAAAAATCAAATCCTCTGTTTTTTGCTCCCCTTTATATTTCACTAAACTTGCAATACTACTTATTCCTAACTCTTCACTTTCATCAAAACTCTTGGGAATTAATCTTCTATCCATAACAAAATTTGGAGTCGTTTTAAAGGCTGCAATGGCTTTGTTAACTTCAAAATATCCTGCTTCAACAATACTATTAATATTTTCCTCTTCCTCCTGGCTCTTAATCATTTCAGCAAACTCATAAAAAACCTCTCTTTCAATCCCCTTATTTAGCCTCCTATTTCCTGACTCTAATAGAATTTCAACATCTCCCCAAATTGGTTCTCCTGTTTCATCGGACCGGATAACCTTTTTTCTAGTTACTTTTTTTGCTCCCCAATTATCTCTCAAACCTTTTAAGAAACTTTTTGAGTATGTAGTTAATTTTCTGTTTTCTCCAATTGGAATAATTTCATGTTTTTTCATAGTAATTTTTTTTTAAAAACGGTTTTTGCTATTGATTTAAAAGTTTTTCAATCTGTTTGCAACTCCTTTAGTTAATTCACCCCCTTTAAATCCTCCCTTTCCCCCTTTTCCTTCATCCTTAGAGGATTTTAAAGCGTTTTGGTATACTTCATTGGTTTTAGCTTCCAAAGCCTCCTCAACGTATCTTTGGCCATGCCTTTTAAATATCGTAACAGGCTTTAAATGAACTGCCATTTTTTTATCATCTTTCCATTCCCAACATTTAAACTGAATCATCAATTTAATATCCTCAAAATTCCCTACTGTTTTCCTCAAGCCTAAAACATACTTTACATTTTCACTATCTTCTTTTGTACTTACATTTCTCCCTGACAATTCATTGAAATATTCAATTACTAAAACACAACCTAAAATCAAACCTCTTTTCTTTGCTTCTTTTTTGTCGATCTCTTGAGAAATTGGAAAAAGAGTGGAGAAGCTATTGTTCTTTTGTTCTTTATCTTTTGTTATTAATGGCTTTGTTATTAGTATATCATCACGTTTCACTAATACTTGTTTTGGCGTTTCGCTAATACTTGAATTAGCGTTTCCTAAATTCTTTGTTTTGGGTTTCACTAATACTTGTTTTGAGCTAGTTTTTTCCCCCAACAAAACGCTTAAAATAACATTCTCATCAATTGAAAAATACAACTTTGCAGGAAGTCCCATTTTGATGATATTAATCATTCCCTCATCTGAAAGGATCTTTAAACATTTTTTTTGCTTCCCGTATGTTAATGATGTTTCAAACTCTATTTTTTCACTAGTAGCATAAAAATAAAACCTCCCATCTTTTTCAATTAATTCTCCTGTTTGAATGTGATAATCTTCTTTATCAACTAAAAATGATATTAATACTCCTGACTCCACACAACCAATAAATCTAACCAGTTTTTTATTTACCATCCAAAACGCATCCCCACCAATTAAACTTTTCAAACTCTTTTTCATAGGTAATTTTTTAAAAAAAAACCCCATGAACTGGTAGAAGCAGATCACGGGGAAACAAATTTTTGTTTTAAAATTCTTGAATCGAAAATAATTAACTTCTACTTTAATTATCTTGATTATAAAACAAATGTACTATTTATTCTTTCCATTTTTCGCAACCTAAAAGAATTGAAAGTAAAGAAATAATTGATAGGATTATCATGAGACTTTTTTTTAAATGATATGAACAATTATATTATCTTATCACAAATATACACCAATTTATCACAATATCAAATAAAGATTTAAAAAAAACCCAACCAAAAAAAAACTTTATACCTGCTTTTTAATGATTGGGGAAACAAAACAAAACTATGAATATATTTTCAGGTTAGTTCTCGACACATAAGTCGAAAACTCCTATATTTTTAGGATTGATCTTAAAAAGTACCCGGCTCTATCTAGGGAGCCGGGTAACCATACATTGAAATCCATATAACCAAACATTAAAAATCCCTCTTTTGGGTTTCCCTCAATTTGCACTATATATTTTATAGTTCTAAGGTTTCGTAATACTTCATTCCTGTAATTTCTCTTTCTCTCAAATCATCCAAATAATCTTGATCCCTTAGAATAGTAAATTTTTTAACTCTTTTTTCAATTGGAATTTGGTTGAAATCATGATTTTTCCTTATCTGCTTACTGGCTTCAATATAAGCCTCACTATCTTCATCCATTCCATATTTGTAATAAACCCTTTTCTCTTCATCTCTAATCAACTCCTCCGGAGTATCAATAGCACAATAGAGGAGAGTGAATTTAGGTTTGTTCCAAAGCCTCATATAGTCTTGAGCCTGTCCAAATTGCAACTTATTAAATCCCCAAATCTTTTCTCCTTTATGAGTATAAAATTCTTTCTTACCTTTTTGGAAAAATGAACGTACATCATAGGCCACTTTAATATCCTCAATAGAATCATTTAAAGCTATATCACATTCTCCATTTGAAAACTCATTGTACATCCTAATTTCATTCTTAAACCTGTATTCCTTGGCTCCTTTGTCAAGTAATTGAACCAAACCAATTGCATCCTCTTCACACATTTTCCCTTTCTGAGTCGCATTTACTTCCATAAAAGCATCGTAACCGTAATTTTTCTTTAGCCAAATATCCTCAACCATCGTCTCAACTCCCTTTGCAAGTTTCCCTGCTTCCTTATCACTTTTTAATCTTGGATCTGATTTGAGTCCACCAATTGAGGAGGCCCTAAAACGAGGTTTGTTAATTTCGGTGGTTAAAAAATCCCTTATTTCATTGTAACTATCTTCTAGCATTTCTCCCCCTATTTCAATAATCTCCTCTCTTAATGCAACTCCCCCTATCTCATATTGAATTTTTAGCCACTCTTTATAATTCTCTAAGTTTTTCCATTTACTTTCCATGATATTGATTTTTTCTAAATTTATAAATACTCGTTAATGTTTTTGTTTTACATTCTCCAACCATATTAGAAATTAAGGTTGGATAAAAAAAATAAGGACAGATCAATTCTAATTTCCCCACTATCTCAAAAAATTCTAATTCATCATTTTCTGTGATTTTTAGTACTTCCTCTCTAAGGTTTTCGGGTACACCATACCAATTAATCTGCATAATAAAATGTTTCACTTTTATCATCATAACCAATTTTTTTCCCCTCCATTAACCTTAATACCCCTTTAACCACATTAAACTTTCCATATACTTTAAATTCATCCATGACATTCTCCAGGGTTAAACCTAATTCCATTTTTACAAACTCGTTTATTTTATCATCCATTTTTTTCTTTTTTAAAATTGACTCCCCAAAAAAGAGGAGCCAATCAACAACCATTTTAACTAAAACTAATTATATATTATTGAAAAACAAGCTGACAAAAACACAACTAATGCAAATAAAACTTGATACCCGTTTTTAATTTTAAACTCTTCTAATTTGTACATAACTATTGATTTTTAATAATTGGGAAATATTACCCACAACTTACTATATCCAATTTCTATGCCAACTCTTTATATGCCAACTCTCTACTTTTATCATCAAAAAAATCTCTAAGTTCATATTTATCAACCTCTCCATTTACCATCACCAACTCATCCATATCCTTGCTCTCCTCAATGTGTTTCCTAACCCGTGCGGCCGTCTTTTCAAATGTAACCTCTTTACTTGATTTACTTTTTTGCTCTACTGCATCCCTTTCAAATAAGTCAGCGGTGGAACTAATCAAGTGAGGTAATTGAAAATTTAAAAGCATTCTAATAGCGTGAAAACGTAGTTTGTTTTTTGGTGCTATTTTAATCGCATTGGATCTTTTTAAAATTGGATCTGCTGTTGTTACTGTTTCACTCCCACAAAAATCCTCTTTTTCATTTGTTGCTGTAACCGTACACATTGAAGGAGTTTCATTTGTGTACTTTAAACGATATCCGTTTTTTGTTAAAATAGCAACCATTCCCTTTCCGTAAGGCTCAATTTTCCCTTTGAGGATATAGAGGGAGGATAAACTTTCCAAAGGCTTCATATTCATCTCAGAGCCTGCTTTCATTATTGTATAAATTTGTTCAGGACTGTAATTAGGGAAGGCTTTAGATGCTGTAAATTGTTTAGCCATTTCTAAATGGAATTTCATGTCGGCCGCTTGTGCTGCATATTGAGGAGAGAATTGTAAAAGTTGGTTTTCTTCATATACTTTCAAACCCCTAACTTTTAAATTTAATACCTCCTGGTTTGCTTCACTTAGTTCATCTGTTTTTAGTTGTAACATTTTTGTTACCTCTTCAACTGTTAATTCTATTTTTTTATCTTCCATGATACTATTGATTTTTGATTTTTAAAATTAACTCAACTCCTCAACTAACTTTTTCAACATTTCCTTTTTCTCTTTTTCTAATCCCTCTTTTCCGTGCAACATCATCCTAATAATAATATTTTCCCTACTCATTTTTTTTCCTCCTGTTTTCTTAACCAGGATTTGATAACCTTTAATTTCATCCAGTAAAGGGAGGGGGATTTGTAACCTTGATCCAACAGTTTCTGATTCCAAAACTTTCTCCAATTTTTCCTCAAATTTTTCCATGTTCCTTTTTTTAAATTATTAAATATATTTGTCACAAAATACACCAATTTATCACAATATCAAACCTTTCTTTCATCAAATATTTTTACCTCTCCTGTTTCAAAATTATGAGTAACCATAATATTACTTCCCTCTACTGAATAACAAAAAACATTTCTCACTTTGTTTCCGAACGCATAACAAAGGATTCCCCCCTCTTCTTTTATTTGGTTTCTTATTCCTTCAAATGTTGTTTTTTTTAATTCAATCTCTAACATTTCTGAAAAACTTTTGCACCTATCCTTTAAATCCTTAATTATTTTTTTTCCTTTTTCTGTTTCTTGAATACAGTATATTTCCCATTGATTACATTTTAAATCTGCTTTCAACATGAAGAAAGTAAGCCATGTAACACCTCCAATTTTTCTCACATTTTCGGTTCTTTCCTCTAATAAATCTAAGTACTCAGAAAGAAATTCAACATCTGTTTTCTTTTCTGCTTTCTTTGCTGCAAAATATTCATCGGTGGTAATAAATCCTGTTTCATTTCCTGGTTCTGGTTCTTCACAACAACCATGACTACAATTTTCAAACTCTATTTGATTTGTACAAATACATTCACTTGTATCAAATTCCCCATTTAAAATTTCTTTATTTTTCATATTCTATTTTTTTTGATTGTTAAAAAAGGGAGGTGAGTTTTTCCCACCTCCTGGTTTCATAGTGTAAAATAAACCCCTTTTAATTTTGAATATCTTTAATGATTTTTCCCAATAAAATATTCACTCTCTCATACATTGCCTTATTCCCTTTTGATTTAAAGTTATACTTAGTTTTTAATCCTCCTAAGTCTTTAACCAAATCTTCAACTTTCTCTCCATCTCCTTTTTTCAAATTATCCTCAATTTCTTTTTCCTCCTGTTCTTTTTTTAATCTAGCCTCATTCTCTAATTCTTGAATTTTATTTTTTGCCACTAATTCAAGTTTTTCCGCTTTCTCTTTTTCTTCCAAAACTTTAAGCTCAAATGCTTTTTGTTTTTTCTCTAATTGTAACCTTACTTTTTCAGCTTCCTCTTTTTCCTTTTTTAATTTAGCATCAATTAAATCCCTTTCTCTTTGTTCCTGCTGCTGTTGTATTTGCCTTTCCTCCCTCTCTTTTATTATTTGCGCTTCAACTCTCTTCCTTTCTTTTGCTGCTGCTGCTGCTGCCTCCTTTCTTTGCTTCTCCAAAGAGGCTTGATGTATCTTTTCTTTTGCTGCTACCTCCTTTCTTAATTGCTCGTTTTCTTTCCTTATTCTCTCCTGTTCCTTTTTCTCCTCTTCAATT